AACCCCGCCTACAAGGAGTCAAAGCATGAACCTACAGATTAAAACACTCGGAGCCAGCCCACAGGATTACGCGCTGCTGTCCGACGAGAGCGGCAAATGGCACGCTACCTGCAAGCCAGAGTTTGCCGAAGCGGTGAAGGCCGCGATTGAGGCCGTGATCGCCAAGCAATCCAATCCGTCCGATTAGGAATAGGAGCGCCATGAACTCATCAGTAAGTCTTACAGGTTGCCCCACCTTCAACGGGGCGAACATCCGCGCAATTGACCTGTTTGCCGGGGCTGGCGGGTTCACGACCGGCGCAGAAATGGCTGGTTGTCAGGTTGTATGGGCGGCAAACCATTGGCGCGAGGCCGTGGACGTACACGCCAGAAACCACCCAGGCACCGTCCACGCCTGCCAAGACTTGCACCAGACCGATTGGACGACTGTACCCGCGCATGACCTCTTGCTGGCTTCCCCGGCCTGTCAGGGTCATTCTAGGGCGCGAGGAAAGGAGCGGGCGCACCATGACGCTCAGAGGTCTACGGCGTGGGCCGTGGTAAGCGCCTGCGAGTATCACCGCCCCGCCGCCGTGGTTGTGGAGAACGTCCCCGAGTTCGCCAAGTGGACGCTTTACGAGGCGTGGTGTTCCGCAATGGGTGCGCTGGGCTATGCCTTGGCCCCGCAGATCCTCGACGCGGCAGATCACGGAACCCCGCAGAACCGCCGCCGCCTGTTCATTGTCGGGACGCGCTCCAAGCATCCCATTGAACTGCGCCTAGACAAGCAGCCCCATATCCCGGCCAGCAACGTGATCGACTTCAACTCTGGAACATGGGCCAAGGTTGACCGAGAAAACCGGGCGGCGGCGACCCTTGCCCGCGTAAGGGTTGGCAGGCAGGCCCACGGCGACCGCTTTCTGATTGCCTACTACGGGAACGAGCATGGAGGCCGTTCGATTGACCGTCCCATAGGAACGATTACCACCCGCGACCGCTGGGCCGTGATCGACAGCAACCGGATGCGGATGCTCACCAAGGACGAGAACCGGGCCGCAATGGGTTTTCCGGCGGACTACAAGTTGCCGGAACAGCACCGGGCGGCAGTACATATGCTGGGCAACGCCGTACCGCCAAAGATGGCGCGGGAAGTGATCCTGGCGCTTAAGGAGGCAGCATGAAACCGAATCCAATCATTGAAAGGCTGGCCGATCTTCGCAGATTCCTTGTGCGCCAGATTGACGGATCGCCCGAAACCCGTTCCCGCGATGAATCAGTAACGGCGCACATTTCGGCGGTTGACGCTGCCAGCACTTTTGTTGAACTGGACGATCTTTCCAAAACGATCTGGTTTGACGCTGCGGTGCAGCTACCCGACGACGAAACCACGGTACTAATCGCGCTGGACGATGGCGAGGTCTGGACAGGGTATGTAGAAGGCGACGAATGGTTGTACGTTACCGGCGATCCGATGGAAGCGAAAGTGACGCATTGGCAGCATTTGCCTTGCCCACCTTTGAGGGGGGCCGCATGAGCCATACGCCCCCTGCCCCACGGGAACGCCTAACTGGAGGTGTGAGATGAAATACGACAACATTGAAAAAGTTAAGCGTCTCGACTTCGACCGCCTCGATATGTTGGTGAGCGAGCGACTCGGTGCGCTTAAAATCTACGCGCAAAGCGTAGGCAAAACGGAGTCTGATGTACACGATGCGATTTGTCGCGACCTGATACTGCCCTGCGTTTATCTGCTGGCGGAGTTCCTTGAGTCTGTGAAGATTGACGATAAAGAGAAGAACGGTGGCTAAACTAGAAGACCTGCGCGAGTGGTTGACGGCAAAGATCGACGGCGGCGAGGAAATGAGGGGCGAGGATAGTTTGATCTCCCACTTCATAAACCAGATCGACGCGCTCCCCTCGGAGATCGCAGAGCCGAGGGGATGCCCGACACCGGGGGCGTGTTCTGCTGTTGCCGAACTCGCGGATCTCAAGCAGCGCCTCCTGCCGCAGTTCGCGGGACGGGCTGAACGGGCAGAGCACGAGCGGGATGCGTTGCTCGAGCAGTTGATTGCGGCACGATCCGCAACGGGAGAGCCGGTGGCGTGGATGTACGAGGAAAACGGGGAGCGGATGTTCGGTCATCCGGACGGTTACAGACCGACGAACGCCGTGCCTCTTTACGCCGGTCGCCACCCTGACGCAGGGGAGCGCAACGATGGCTGACTCTCCCACCCTGAATTGCACCGCTTACGAGGAAGGCATGGCGGCGGATTCCATTCTCGATAATCCGTACTGGCGCGAGTGGCCGAAACCTTCAACCAAAGAGGACGAGGAAGCGGCACGTCGATTCGTTGACGGCTATGTGGCTGTTCTACGCGAGGGGGACAAGTGAAACCGTGGCCTGACTGGGCGCTCTGGACGATGTTTGTCCTGTGTCTAGCATTTGGGTTTTGGCTTGCCCTGTTCACATAAGGTAGACATTAGGCACCTAAGCCTCCGAGAACATTTCCGCCTCACCAGCGCGGCGCTTCACAAGTCCGGGCAATACCTGCTTTCCTGCGTGTACCCATCGGGCGAATTGCTGCTGTGCCGCACCATACTTGCCTTGGTTGAGCAAAGTCAGCAAGGTTGAAGTCTTCAGCGCACCGGCCCCCAGATTAAAACAAAACGAGGCCAGAGCGTCGAATTGCCCTTGGGATAGGGAAACCTGCACCAGATTGTCCAACGCCTCATAGACGGCCTCCAGATCGTCCTGTAGCCAGTTATCCGCCTCTGCCTGCGTACAAGTCATTCCGGCGTGTACGCCTTTGGTATGCCCATAGCCAATTGTCCAGACCCCTACCGAGTCTTGATAGGCCGACAGCTTGCATCCCTCTGCCTGCTGGATAAAGTGCAGCCCGTCCGGAGAAACGCGGAATGGCTTGCCTGGAAGAGTATCGTCAGGATCAGCCAGGCTGAAATGCTGGGTCACTTGTTACCCGGATCTGCCCGTCCAGCCGCGCCCAGACCCAGCGCAGCCGCCAACCCTTGCGCCAGCAGTTGATACTGCGGAGGAACCAGCGGGATTCCAACGGCAAACAAAAGCCCAAGACCCGCCAACGTCGATGGTTCGCCAAAACGTTTTCTGAGAAAGCCCATGATTATTTTCCTTTTTATGTTAAGCCGTAAATTTAACGTGTTTTTCGAGCCATACCCAAACCGCTGCCAATACCACCGCTGTTGCCGAAGCCCATTTGACGAACGCTAGAACTCCATTCGCCTGCTGAAAAAGAAGTTCAAGCCGTTTAGCCGCGCTTTCTAAATTTCGTATCCTGACATCCATATCAGACCATCGACGCGCTTCAATTTGCCGCAACTGTTCTGGCGTAAATTCGTCCCACTTTTGTCCCGGCAACATTGGTAATCCTTTTTTATTTTGTAATGTTCTGTATGAAACTATTCATGGCTTATCCGTTTGTCAGTGAAGATGAAATTTCAATCCACTGAGAGCCAGACAACTTTACGGTAAGCGTTGCGTATTGATTTAATACTGCGGCAACACTTCCTGCCAAACGCGCATTTGATCGCGTGAATGTAATTGTTCCTGCGCCCATATTCTCAAGGGTAACAATTTGCCCTTCTTCTGCATTTGTCAGATTGGTAATGTTGTACGTTCCAGCGTTAGATAACTGAACAACACCCCACCCACCAGTAAGCGCAGAAACATTAATTGTCGCCGCTCCCGCCGACTCTAAAATATAATTTGTCCGCTGATTACCAGATGAAAATCCAAGAGCGGTTACTGTTATATAGGGAGTAGTTGCCAGCGAAAAATCATTGGCGGACAGATAAGGCCGAGTAGTAGCTGATCCAGCCTGACGGAACCCTTCGTTTGCAAGATTGCCGCCGCCGCTTGCAGCGTGCTTGTTGCCGATAATTGATACTTTCGCTGTTCCTGTGTCGTCCTTTATGCAAACACCTTGGGTATCTGCTGCCGATGCCATACCGCCGAACATATTGCCCTGTATAACTCCAGTAGAACTTCCAGCGTAATAGACGCAGTGCCCACCCCACAGGTTGATTGAGTTTGCGTTAATTACAAAGTTGTCTGCCAGCGAAACGTGGATTGCGCCGCCGGAAGCATTACTGATTTCCCCTTTATAGCTAAGAATATTGCCACTACAGATTACATCTATCTGATGAACTGTTGCCCCTCCAGAAAGGTTAATGCCATAACCCGTATTCTCGTAGCCTGATGTAGTTCCGTCCTTGTTGCGTCCATCAATGACGTTACCTATACAAATGTTTTGATACCCTGCGTATCCCGCAGCGGCTCCTGAAGATGATGTGAGAGCTATTCCATATTTTGTTGCGTACACATGGTTGTTTGCCACAAGGATTTCGTAGGCTCCATGCGTATCAATACCCTCCCAATTGATGTTTGATACTTCGTTGCCTGTGACAACCCAATCCCAACAGAATGGATTTGCAGCCGCTTTGCCGCCACCAACGTATCCCGTAGAGATGTGCGAAAAGCCAACACCGTAAGCATTACCTCCAGAATCTAAAGCAATCGTGCTGATGACGTTACCTGTGAATTTGCCGCGATTAGAAGATAGAAAGACAGCGCCAGCACCGCCTGTGTCGTGAATGTAGTTATTACTTACGTCAATGAGATCGACAAATTGCGTGTAGATGCAATAACCACCAAAAGCAGTAATCTCGATCCCCTCAACTTTGAGGCCCACCTTACGCACGGAGGTGGAAGTCCCGACCATGTAGATCGCGGTTTCCCCTCCGACATACACACCAGATGCTGGCCCTTGGATTTTGCCCTGCCCGATCACCGACAGCCCGTTTGCCGCTCCGGTAATGGCTCTGGTGTTCACGCCGAGTGTGGCGAAGCTGAGGGTAACTCCAGGCCCGATGTAAATGGTGGTATTGGCAACGGATACCGTCAGCGGGTTAAGCGCATAGGTGCCTGGCACCGTAAACTCAAGCCGCCCCCCGGTTGTCAGCGATGTAAGTGCGGCTTGCACAGCGGTGGTGTTGGCAGCCGCCGTATTTCCAACAGCCGCAGCAAAATCGCGCACGTTCACGACATCGCGCATCTTATTTTGGGCGGTACGAGCCACGGCACCCGTGCCAGCTTGCAAGAACCCGACCAAAGACGACCCGCTTGAACCGGCAAGCGAAGCTAACGCAGCGGTCACGTTGTCCGCCGTCCAGATCAGAACATCGGCAGAGGTTCTAAGGATCAGCTTGTAGCTTGAATCTCCAAACCAGATCGCCGCCTCGCCTCTACTATCCAAGATGACCGGGTTCGCGTTCGGCGTTGCGCCACCGTAATCCGTGTAGGTTGCCAACGGCGTACTGGTGCCCGCTGCGTAGGTGTAGACCTTTCCGCCAGACAAAGGGTCGCCGTTAGAGTCAAAGAACTGCATAACGGGGGTGGGGATCAGCGATGCGCTCATGGTGACTGCCTTAGTGAGTTTTGGTTTTGCGGTGCAATTATCGGGGCAAGTTGTTGCGTGGGGTTACGATGACAGCTTCCTCCGGTGCCAACTGGTTCAGCCTTTGCGCGGCGCGTGTTTTTGGCCCTTGGCTTGACTTGCCAACTGGACGGGCGCTTAAAGTTTCGCCAAGCAATTCGGCTAGATCCAACATCGTTTGTCTGTCCACGGCGGCGGCGCGTATTTTTTGCGCGTCCGTTGCGCGTTTTGATATTTCGTCAAACGCGGCGGCTTTGTCGCGGGCTTTGGTTATTGCATCCGCCACCCATTGGCGATCCATAATCTTGCCGTTAATTGCTTTGTCCGACAACGTATTGAACCCAGGTTCAATAGCCGCCAGATCAACTTTTGTTTTGTCCCACGCAACTTTTTCTACCGCAGACATTTGGAACGTCCGCCCAGAAGTTATTTTGTCAACCGCCGAGATTACGTTTTCGCCCAAGCGTTCTGGACGCAGCACCGGCCCCGCACCGCTTGGCTGCGCGGGGCGAAGTTTGCCCGAGATCGGGTCTAAGTCGTATACCGTGCCTCCGGGGGTGGTAACTTTCCCCGCCTGCTCTTGCGCGGCCGCTGCGCGTTCAGCAAGCATCCCCGCATGGCGCTCTTTTGCCAAGTCGTAAGCGCGTTGTTGCGCTACGGTGCGAAGTGTTGCTTCCGCGCTGGGCGCGGCCAACTGCGGCGCGCCTTGGGGGATACCCACGTTAATTGTTGGCGGCGTAATATCTGGGCGGCCGTACACCCAGTTAGGTGCTTCTGCGGATGTGATGACCGAGCCTTGCGAAACAAATGGCACCGGAAGCGTATTAACTGGGGCTATTGCCAATGCATTTACGTTAGTTGGGCGATAGTCGGTCGGCATCGCATACTTAGCTTGGAACGCGGGCGATGCCATACGCCGAGCGGCCAAGTTTCCAGCAAAAGCCCCCGCCGCAGTGCCCGCTACTAAACCGCCTGCAGCGCCAATCGGCCCAAGCGGAGATCCAAGAACAGCGCCTGCCGTTGCGCCTAGCCCCCCGCGTACAAGGCGAGGCGCGGTAAATGAACTGGCTGGCGTAACGGTCATTACCGAGGGGTAAATAGCCGCAACTTTAGCAATGTCCGCTGGCAAGCCGGTCATTTGGCCTTTGCGTTCTTGCAGTAACTTGGCATACATTTGCGGGTCAAACGCGCCGCTTGCGTAATCTAACGCCCGTTCATGGTCATAGATTTGCGCCATCTTGACACGCGCAGCTTTTAACGCGGGGAGAACGTCTGGGTGCGCGTTTGCGTCAACAATGTCGTCTAACGCGTTGGCAATTTTCATCTTTGCCTTTGCGCTTTCCGTTGCTACCGGATCGGGGGCGCTAGTACCTTTATCGTTGGCCTTAAAAATAGCTTGCGCGTCACTTCGTAATTTTCTAATATCGTCCAGCACCATTGCTCCGCTACGGCCTTGGTTTAACGCTGCTAGTGTTTCGTCCACCAATGAACTGACCGCAGCCGCCCCCGTTTTGCCGCCGATTAAAGGGGCTTTGGGTATGGCGGTTAATGTTTGTGTTATTGCGTCGGGAACGCGCAACACCGGCAATGCGCGGACAGTTTCATACGGGGCGCTTGCTATATCCAACGCTTTGTCAATGGTGGATTGAGTAACCGGGTCAGGTGACGTATCCCCTAAATCTTGTTTTACCAGTTTAGTAATTTGCGCGGAGTTGCCCTGGCTTAACTTGGTGTCTGCTTCTCGGCCAGCAATCGCGCTTATAGCGCGGGTGGCTACCGTTGGGTTGGATATGGATGGCGGTACAGCTAAACTCAACCGCTGCGCCGTTTGCGCCGCTTCTATCTTGGGCGCGTTGGCGTAACTGGTTGCAATATTAGCTTCTGCTTGTTGCGCCGCTTGAGCCGCGCCACGCGTTTTAGCCGCCGCAAGCATTTTTGGCACCGGCAGCAATGTAGCGGCAATTGCGGGCGCTGTTTCACCTATGGTGCGCCCTGCGGCGGGGCCGCCAATATATTCGCCTACACTCCCGCCGCCTTTTGCTAGCAATTCTAGCGGCAACGCAAGCGCGGCGGTTATTGTTTGGCCTTGCTGCGTGCGCGGCTGGTATGTGCCTGCTTCTTGAATGTATTGAGCCACGCGTGCGCCTTGCCCGCGTTCGCCAGGTATTAACGTTCCGACAAGCCCCGCAAGACCACCGACCGCTGACGCGCCCAATCCGGTAATGGCACCGATGCCGGTTTCAATCAAACCTCCAGATGCCGATCCACGCATAGGCGGCGCTTTTTGCGATGGTGTAGCATTCCATAACGCCTGCAAATTTTCTGGAGCCGCAGGTGCCGCAGAAACCGCAGGCGTTGCATCCCACAATGCTTGCAGATTTTCAGCCATTATTTAACTACCTCAAGCGAACCATCCGCTTTTTTACCTAGCACACGACCGTCTGGCAGCGTTTTTGTTTCCACATACGCAGCGGCTGGTGCAACCGTTTCACCGCTGATCGCACGGATAGTTGCGGGCAGAAGTTTAGTATTAAAATCTTTTAGCCCGGTGTCGTTTTCATACCGTAGCGCAGTGCTTTTTAGACGGCCACCCAATAGTGCTTGGTATGATTTAATTACGCCAGCCAACTGTGCGGGTGAATTGGCGCGGTTAAAAGCATCCGCAGCTTCCTCACGTTCCCGCATTGAGCCACCGTTTGCGACCACCGCTTTAACAACTTCCTGTCCTACGATCCTTCGCGTAGCGTCAAAGGTGGTAGGCGCATTTGCGCCAAACGCTGCCGCGATCCCTTGTTTTGCCGCGTTAACGAGCCGCACATCAGTGTTGTTCAAATCAGCGCCGTATTTAGCCAAAGTATCCATGTGGTCAATAGCCGTATTTGACGCGGTAATGCTGTCCGCCACGGGGCCCTTTACAAATGTTTGTTTAGCTACATACCGAGATTGCGCTTTACCCGCGTCATACGTTGGATCAGCTTGGTTAACCAACTCCGACAATTGTTGCCCGCGTTTGGTTGAAATGTTTGGCGGGCGTTGGTCGTAACGCAGTATGGATTCCACCAACGGTTTAACCATAGGCGGCAACACGGCTACAAATTCTGGGCCGGTTAGGTTGTTTTGGAACGCCTCCGCTACAGTCATTTTAGGCGCGGTGCCTGCGGGCGCGGCTACCGGCGCAACGGGTGCAGCGCCAGAAACTTGCGTTGGCAATGCGTTTACCGTTGGTCTGGGTTGCCCCGGCAATGCGTTTACCGTCGGTGCGCCACCAGCGGTAATCGGCGGGAACATGCCGTAAGGGTCAGCCTCCCGATTGCGTATCGCTAGGCCAGCAGCACCTTGCGCTAATCTGGCATTACCTTGCTGTTGAGCAACTTGAGGCGCGTTGACAGCCGCCGTTAACGCCGCAATTTCCGCAGGCGGTGCGCCTCTTGCTACGGCGGCGGCAACATCTGCTTGCGTTCTACCCACTACGCTTTGCGGTATTGTAGGCGCGCCAGTTATTGGTGCGCCAACTTGGCCCGCCAAGGGATTCATGTTAGCAATATTGCCACCTACTACCTGCGGTTTAGGCATGGTGGCTTGCATAATTTGCAACCCGGTTACACTGGTGTGCATTGCACGCCACCTATCGGGGTTAGCCGTAAATTCAGCCACGTTTTCTTCGATTGCTTGGTCTAACGGTTTAAGTTTAACGGCATACGGGCCTAATACTGAATCGGCATACATTTGCCGCACATAGTTTGGTATTGCGTCTGGCGTTTGTATTCTTGGCGCTTCGCCCCTAAACCGATCTAACGACTTATCAAGAAGGTTACTTTGCACGAGTTGCAGTGTTGGGCCTTGCGCTTCAATTTGGCCCACTTTTAATCTGCGATCCAAACCAGACGTTATTAACTCGTTGGCTTCCTTAACTTTACCAACGCTACGCAACACCGCCGCTTGCTCTTCAATCGTAGTTGCGCCTTTCAATCCAGCCAACATCTGGTTTGTCAGTTCGTCTTCGCGCTTGGCTTTAGCCAACGTGTACTGCGACAAGGCGTTCTGGTTCTCTTGCGCCCTAGCCGCCGCTGCTTGATCCATGCCGGAGACAAACGCATTGCCAACGCTTTGTGAGCCAGGCGGGGTCAACAGTCCAAAGTTAAGTTCAGCCATGACTTATCCTACGTTGGAGTAAGGATCGTAATTAGTGTCAAAGTCGCCCGGCCCCATAGACGATCCGGTCAACGGCTTGTACCCGTAGTTTCCGTACCCACCAGCAAGTTGCGGCCCGTATATCCTGCCCAACACGTTAGCCGTGCCGCCATACGCTGAGTTACGTATCCCCGCTGCGGCCAACGCTGCATTGCCGGTATTGGCGGCGCTACCCATTAGGGATGTGCCGATGTTACCGGCCATGTTTGCGCCTTGTGCGCCGATCTGACCTGTTGCCGTTTGCCCCGTTCCAGCAACACCGGCCAATCGGTTGTAGAGCGCGTTCCGTTCGCCCGTATTGGCGTTAAAGCCGGTCAAAGCGCGGTTGAATGCGTTTTGGTAATCGGTAGACATTAATCCAGCCAAATATCGGTCTTCTTCTTTTATTCCCCCGCCGCCTGCGTATGTACCCGCTGCGGCCCTGCCGTGCCGCATACGGCGTAAGTTTTCATCCAAACTAAATTGTAGACTTGGGTCTTTATAGTCGGCGTAGTTAAAATTAAACGGCGTAGTCGAGCCAAACTCACCGCCTGTGCCTACGCCAGCCGCCAGCCGATTAACCGCGCCAGTGCCAGCAGCAAGGTACGGCGCTTGGTCGGCGCGGGTTTGGTCGTACTGTCGGCGCTGTTCGGCAATGGACGCGGCAGAGGCTGCTCCAGAGGCTTGAGCGGCAGTGTCAGCAGCACTTGATGCGGATTCCGAGGAAAGAAACGATCCAAGAAGCGCGCCCCCACCAATTATCCATGGCATATCAGTTCTCCTTACGCAACGTCTGCGCGATAGTGTTTACTTGTTGCGCGATAGCTGGGGCAATGAGCAGTCTATCAACCTCATTTACGTCTACGCAATCTGTTGCGTGTATGCAATACCAAATAACGTCCGTCAGGGATCTTACGCCGTGATGGACGTTTGCTTTAATGGTAAGGCACGCGGGCGCGTCTATCTTTGTGGTTGCGCCTTCGGTAATTAGTTCAACAGATCCTTGCGCCAAAATCGACAGGTGGTCAAAATGATGGACATGCTGCACCAACCAATTCCCGGCGGGAATAATGGTTTCCTTGGCGTACACACCGCCGCCAAAGTGATGCCGGATCTCAGGATCTATAAAACTCACGATACCTCCCGCCCACTTGCCCGAATGTTGATGGCCGTGGCCGTTCCAGCGATAGTGGAGATAAACCCGCTTGCCATCAGCACCTGGCCGACAATCTCGGGGAACGTGTAGACCTCGGAGGCCGCCAGCGTCTTGGTCTTGGTAACCAAGTTCTGGTTACCCGCCGTGTCCGCTGCCGTGACCAAGTTAACGCTCAGGGTTGCAGCCGTGGCGCTGAAGTTGGTCGCCGTGAACTTGTCAATGATTGTGGTGACGTTCGTCGCGGTGTATTGGGTTGTTTGACTATTCTCAGCGGTCTTGGCCGGAATCAGCAATTTTACGGTGACGGTCATGTTTGGCTCCAGCTAGGTGTAATTAACTTCAATTAAAAACGTTTACTGACGCTCCAGTAATCATTGAGTAAGAAACTTTAGTTAAAGACATGATTTTCCTCAAATAGAATAAGTAAGTGTATATACGACAGTTCCCGAAGCGGCGACAGAGCCAACACCTATATACTGTGAAGATACCGCACTGCCAAAACACGTTGGTAAACTGTATGTTGTGTTTGATGCCCCCAGAAGTCCTACAGATGTTCTGGCAGCACTTAATGTAAAACCATCAAAGAACGCAATTGAGCCTGCACAACTTGCTCCAACTGCGCCCTCAATTGTGTATGGCAATCCTCCAAAGGCAATATTTCCAGAACCACCAGATATAGCAGACCAAGCTAAGTAACAAGAAACTGTAACAACTCTTCCAACTTTTGTATAAACACCACGCTGCAAACTATATGTAACCGTAGGATTGGTTACATCGCCTATCAGCGTCGGAGTAAATGTACCTTCTTCATACGAACTCAAAACAGCGCCAGAACCAAATTTGATACTGGTTGCTGTTATTGTTGTAAACGCCCCAGTATTGGCCGTTGTAGCGCCCACCGTACCGTTAATGTTGATGCTGCCCGTGCCGGTCAGGTTGGTAACGGTGCCGCTGGACGGTGTACCAAGAGCGCCACCGTTAGTCACCGGCCCACCAGCCGAACCAACGGCTATTGCCAAAGCCGTGCCTACCCCAGTTCCAAGGCCGGTAATGCCACCGACCGCAACGTTGGTGGCCGTGCCAGCAGTCGTGGCGCTTGTAGCCGTTGCAGCGTTTCCGCCGATGGACAGGCCCGCCGCCGTACCAGTCAGGTTGGTCGCGGTCATGCTTGACGGTGTTCCGCCCGCACCGTTGAAGGTGACGAACGCACCAGCAGACCCAATATTAACCCCAAGCGCAGTAACAACGCCTGTGCCAGTTGTTATGGTAGCTGGGGCGACACCAGCGCCGCCACCCTGCACAAGCGCACCCGCCGCCAAAGCCGCAGACGTAGCCCAGGTTGACGCGCTTGAGAAGTAAGGGATGCCGCCGCTTGTCCCCGCAACCGTCAGCGCAGGTGTGGAGGTCGCCGTTGCAACAGTAATAACCCCGCCGGTAAAGCTGACGCTGGTAACGCTGCCGCTGCCCTTGTTGTTAAACGTATTCCAATCTGTACTGGTCAAGTAGCCGTTGACCGACGTTGTGGCGGCGGGCATTGAAATGGCCGGTGTCGCCCCTCCAGAGGACACAACGGGGGCCGTTCCGGTCACGCTTGTTACAGTCCCGCCCGATCCTGTGGCAGATAGCGTCCCGGCTGCAAATGACACGCCCGTGCCGATCGTTACGTTGGAGAACCCGCCAGCCCCGTTGCCGTACAGAATCGAGGCCCCGCTGGTCGCGGGGGCGTAGTCGGTGCCGGACGCCGCTGCGCTGATCGCCGTGCCGTTGCCCTTGAGCAGGCCGGTGATGGTCGTGGAGAGCGTGATCGCAGGAGTCGTTGTCGCAGTAGCCACCGTCCCCGCCAGCCCGTTGGCGGACACCACAGACACGCTAGACACGGTTCCGGTTGTGGGCGTTGCCCAAGTCGGCGTTGCTGCACCTGCGCTGGTCAATACCTGGCCTACTGTCCCCGCTGCGCTAACCGCTAGTGCGGGGCCGGTGCCATAGACCACCCCGCCCAACGTTGGGCTACCGTCGAGGTTGTAGTTGGCAATGGTGCCTGTCTGCACAATTGGATTGAGGTACGCCCCTTGGATTGCCGCCTCAGCATTGTCAAACCGCGCCATCATTGACATCAGTTGCGCTGCGTCTAGCGTTGCCAGAAAGTCACCCGATTGATCCTCATACTGCGGGGCGATGTTCTGGTTGATCTGGATCAGCAACTCGGCCAGATCGGGCTGGTTGGGCGGGCCAATCTGCAAATCATCAAGCGTGGTAGGGTTCCCCCCGCTGCCCGTCAAAACGAACAGGTTAAGGAAGAACCGATACCACTCCCGCGCCATTAGGCCGGTGCGCTCGTCAATGAACGGCACCCGAGGCGCGGGGATGTTGGTGATGTTGAGGTTTGCCACTAGCTACCCGTTGGGGTAACAAACAGTTCAGCGCCCATGATGGCGATCTTGACAGGATCTGTGGCAGACACCTCGTACACGCGGTCGCGGATCTTCTCGGTCATGCCCAACCGCCGCCAGATGGTGCGATAGCCGTAATTGCCGATCGCGCCCATTGACTTCCAATGCTCGTTTGACCAGGTGTGCCCGCCATCGTCAGACCAGCGCAGCATGACCTGCGGATCGCTGCCTTGCCCGTCGTTCAAACCAACGCCCGTCTGGGCATCCAATTGGAGCGAGTGCTGCGCCGTGCGCTTGAGGTTGTTCTGCCCCGTAGCAAGCGCCCGCCACGACCGTAGCCACTTCTGGATCTGGCCGTCGTCAGCGTAGACATCAAGATCAAAAGCGTACAGTCGCCCGTCCGCGTAGTCGCCCACCACAATCTCGTCATTGAACGACATCTGGCAGTTGCTGCGGTGCCGCGTAAACTGCCCGTTTTGGAAAGCCGCACGCTCATGCCACAACTGGGTCGAAACGTCATACACCCAAGTAGCCTCAGCCGACGGAAAGACCAACACATAGAACGGATGGCCGTCCTGCTGGTAGGTGTAGCCAATGGCATCGGTAATGTCGCCATAGCCCTGAATAGCGTACTCCACCGCGTTGGTCGAGATCCGTGCGGGCGTGTAGCCGTTGGCCCGGTAGACGATCCCGCGCCCCCGAGCATCTGAGCCTAGCCAGAACACGCTGTTGTCCAGTTTGGCGACCGAGTACGCAGCTTCGCAGCCAACCTCCATAAACGCGCCTTGAATCCGCGCCATCGGGAAATCCGGCGTTCCCGCGTCATACCAGACCTCAACGCTGGTAGATCCAAACAGGAAAATCTCGCGGTGATCTACAATCAAAGACACCACGTTGTCGGGGTAGCCTTCCGCACTGGCAAAGTCCAGCGGGTCAATGGCCGTGCCGTCCAGCAAACTGGTGACCCAAAACTTTTGGCTGTCTGGCTCAGTAAACACAAAGTAGCCATCCAGATACCCAACCGATCCAGCACCGGGGAAATCCGTGTCAGTAATCTGGGCAAACACGCTGGTCGAGGTGTTGTAGATAAACCCGTCGGGGTTGCAAGCGATGAATATTTGCGTACCGTTGTCGGCCATGCTGACCGGGCCTGTGCCAGATACGGTGCCAAGCAAGGTGGCTGCATAGCTTGTAGACAGGCTGTAGAACTCACTGCCGGATACCACATAGGCAACGCCATTGGTGACCCACAGGCCGCGTATAGGGCCATTGCCGACAGTTGCAAGCACCCGAAGGCCAGGACACCGCAACAGGAAGCCCGCCTCTTTTCCGCCGCTACCCTCTGGAATAGCTTCGGGGAACAGGTTGACCATGCGATTGTCTGCCGCATTGATCGACCGGGCGACATAACTGCCGCCGAGGATGGGCGTTTTCAATTAAAAATTGCCAGCAAAAATGTTAAACCTCTGGCGGGTTGCCACAATGCTGTACGGCAAACTCATCACATCGTCGGGGTTGTTGATCCGCTTGATGTTGCGCTTGCTTGTCATAGCGATCCGCTGAACGGATGGCGGCGGCTCCACACCAAACTCAGCAGCAATCTCACACGCAAGGTTGAATCGAAACGCCCGAAGGTAGCCGGGGGGAATGACCAAAACCGTTGCCAACGTAGCCGCTTGAACCAATTCGGTAACGCTGATGAAGTGCCATTCCAGCGCCTTGGTCGGCACGGGGTAGATGTACATGTCCATATTGGGCATGTCCATGTTTACCCAGATCACCTGCGGATACGTTGAGGTCACCGTCTTGACCGCGATCCCATCGTACTGCTGCTGATTGATAATCTTGATGCCAAAACTGATGTTGTTGGCTGGATCTCGAAAGTACGTTGCGTCATCCAGCAACACCGGACGGTTGCCCACAAAATCGCCGGTTGGGCCTATCGTGCGGCTTTTTTGATTCGCAGGCCAGGTAAACATTTGGTCTTGCGTTGAAAACACCGACAGGCGTTCAGCCGACCAGCTATCTAGCATCTGGTTCATCGCGGTCAACGCATCGGCTGACGTTTCTGACGATGGCGTTTCGCCTTCGGCCAATTGACCGATAAGGCGCAACGCTCCGTTGATCTGGTCGCCAGCGGAAGTGGTCATGCCGCAAGTTCCTTACGCGGTCGCCCGCGAGGTTTAGCCAATTCGTTCAGGACAGGTTCGCTGGGTGTCAGCAACGCGCCTACGTCATAGCGTTCCCAACCGTTTTTTTCGTCAGCCTCGGCCTCAACTTCAGCAATAGCGACTTTGTTGCCGTGAAGGGGGTGTCGCAGGTAGATGACCATGTCAAGCCCTCAAAGACCGCCCCATACTGCTATGGGGCGGGTGTTTCTTAGCTAAGGCGATACAGCGTCCAAGTAGCAGTAGCAGTCCGACGAGCGCGGAACCGAGCCGACGAGATGGTAGTAACGGCGCTGTTTGCAGCTACAGTGACGTTGCCAACCAGCGTCCAGCCCGTACCAACCGCAATCGTCGCATCTTCCGCATCTACCGTCGAAATGTTGATGACGGAAAAATCGAACGAAGCATTGTTTTGCATGTTGGTAAAGGTTGCATCCATCAGCGTCCCGGTGGGGAGCGTCAGGGTACAAGCCGCAGCGCCGGCTTGGTTGACGGTAAGAATACCCGTCGCCAGTTGCGCTACGGTCAGCGTTGCCGTGACCGAAGCGGTTGCAGGCGTAGGCTGGGGGATGAATTCCATTTCATTCTGGTTGCCATCGGTAAGCTGATAACCGCCACCAACTGAGGGGAGTGCCATGATTGATGCTCCTAAAAGGTTGAAATACCCCCGCGTTATGCGGGGGTAGTTTGGTTAGCCCCAGATCCGGCAAGCCATCTGCGGGCGGATGGTGGCAAAGCCGTAGAGGACATCTACGCGACACGGCATCCGGTCGTTGTTGATGTCGTACTGGCGCACGATCCGCATTGAGATCCCGTTGTGCACTTGACGCGAAGCCATGTCCACGCCCTGCGGCAACAGCAGGTCAGCAGTTGCCATCGTGATCGCGTTCTTGTGATAGACCAAGTTTTGCGGATACACGGTGGATGCCGTACCAAGGAACGTAATAACAGCGGACGCAGCCGGAAACGAGTCCACAGTCGCCAGAGCATTCGTCGCGGTGTAGATGGGCGGCGAGATGTTGATGGTGGCTGAGGTGCTGGTCAGGGTCTGATCTGCCGTCACAACGAACTGTTGCAAGCTGCCGGTGGATTGGCGGGTTTGCGGGTTGACGCTGTAAACACTAGCGATGGTAAAAATGTCGCCTTGCTTAATCGTCCGGGTGGCGCTGCTGTAGGTAATATCCAGCGTTGCTACACCTTGCGTGGTCGGCGGGGTAGACGCAGACACGATAGGCGACGTAGGCAGGCTACCCACGGTGTGCGTAGCAATCGACTGGCTCATGTTGACTTCATCAAAGCCCAACACGTTCTCGCCCATCATTCCAGATTTGAACTGGCTTGAAATCGTGCCCGTCGGGTTAAAGAAGCCTTTCATGCCTTCCACCAGACCAGCGTTGGCAGCGGGGTTGACCGTTGCGTAGCGCGGGGACAGCGGGGAAGCATATTCGTTCAGTTTCTGTCCAGCCTGCAACAGAACAAGCGAACTGGCCGGGGTCGTGCCGGGGGTGCCAACAGACGAGTAGATCGACTTGTAGGCGGTAGCTAGATCAGCGTCCACGCTGGAGGCGAGTTGCGAAATACGCGGCTTGAGGACGCGTTCCGCAAAGTCGTCCAACTGCATGGTCAGTTCGGCAGAGGTAAAGTTGATGCCGATGTGCTTCTGGCTGGACACCGACAGCGTGGTGTACTGCTCGTTGTCGTCCTGCACTTGTAGCGCGGCCCCGTCGGTCACCAGAGCGCGATCCGGCAGACGAATACGCAGCGTGGAGCCAATTTTGGCACCTTCGGCTGCAAAGCTGTCGTCGTACTCTTTGTTGACGTTGCGGGAAAGAACCAGGTTGTTCTCCAGAATTTCCAGAGACTTCCTAGTGATCATGTCAATGGTAAGCAGGCTGTTAGCCATGAAAACTCCTAAAAGTAGTTAGCGGTTCCTCGCTTCCTGTTTTTTCATTTGTCTTGCTCTTTCAGCTTCAATCCACTGGCTTGTGGTCATGGTTTTAATTGACCTTGGGTCTGTGGTATCGAAACCGCTGGAGTGACCTCCACGGGCGGTGACAGGTGAAATCGGCGCAGGTGCGCTGGATGTACGTTTTGTAACGGGTTCAGAAGCGACTTTTGCTTCCAGTTTTCCAATCTCTTTAGCTTGCAAGATCGGCGTAAGTCGGGAAATGCGGTCAGCTTCCTTTGGATTTGTGCCGAGATAATATGCAATATCTGGGCCGTTTTCCGCAGCTTGAATTGTCTGGGCCATCACATTAGTAATCGGCAGTTTGGGGTTGTACGCGACTTGTTCAAAGTCCTCGTATTTGCCCCGTGCGTCCTCTTCCTTTTCGTGATAGCTACCAAGCAACTCTTGTTGCTGTTTCGCGTACTGTTGCTGCTCAACAATTTTTTGCGCCTTGGAAGTCGTCAATGCCTCAACGTATTCCTCGGTCGTCGTAAACTGTTCAGGCGTAACATGCTCCACAGGGACGGGCTTTGGTGCTTCGGCCTGCCGTGCTTCGCGTTCCCACTTCCTCTGCTCTCGTGCAAGCCGCTTCCCGATAGCCGCGTCCAATTCCTCTTGCGAGAAACTTTTCGGTGACTCCGGTTGTGCTTCTACCGGCGCTACAATCTCAGGTTCAGGTGCCGCCGTGGCAACCTGTTCCGGCGCGGGTGCTTCCGCTAGTACTTCTTCAGACATGGCTTGATTCCTTGGAATCCCTGGCGTTCCGCGCCAGTGCGGTTAGGCAGTCAATGCAGCTACTTTTTCTTGAAAAACCGCAATCCGTGCGGCCAATGTTTTTTGCGCGGAGGCCAACGCAGCCTCGGCAGCCTCAAGCCGCGTTTCGCGTTCGGTTGCCGAAATCTCCCTCGACTCAAGCGACCGCGCCGTCAAATCTTGATTCTTGACGATCTGCGCGCTGGCGTCGTCAAACGCCGTTTCGCGGGCGTTAAGTTCCAGTTCCAGAGCGTTCAACGCAGAAGATTTAACTTTTGCCATAGCCAATTCTTCTCGAGCCAGCGCCAACATTTCAGCGGAATCGGTTTTGGCCGACTCAAGCGCAGCCGCAGCAGCGGTTCGCAGGTTACTTGCATCCTCAACCGCCGACATCGCTCCTTGGCGTTTTGCCAATTCGTCCCTAACGGCGATAAGATTCAGCAAGTCCTGAGACAGTTGCGTGGTAATGTATTTCACCACATCAAGGGGTTGGTTATCGTGGACGACATCCATAAGGGCACCTATCAGGCGTAGTAACTGATGTTAAGTTTGGCTCCACCCACTTGCTCAAAAAATTGAATTTTTGTCAGGTCGCCGTCGTATTGAAGTGTGGTGCCAGCCGCCAAAGGCATACCTACGGAAGCTGAAGGCGCTGTGCCATCATCTCGCCAACGAACTGCTTGGCTTTCGGGAGTGATGATGGCAATGGCGGGCCGACAAGCCAGCCCTTGCACATCGGTTGACGGTACAGTAAGATTTGTCGCGGAACTTAGCGTAGTAATCTGCTGATAACCAAGTCGTGTGGTGATTGCTTTCAGATTTAGCGCCATTTAGGATCTTCCTGTAAAGGATCTTAGTCCGATTATTGTCTCACCCGTGCTGGGAGTCAAGGATCCAATATACACCCCGCCGGGGCCGTAGACCACTCCCGCCAAAACGTAGGCCGGGTCTGGGTACGCCGAAAACGGGGCATCTTCAAAAAGTGTGCCCGGCCCGGCCAGAAAATTCGTGGTAAATGACCGCAGCCCTACGGATGGAGCATTTGGGCTGGATGCCAACGTTCCAGTAAAAATCCCGCCTGGGCCGTACACCAGCCCCGCCAAGACATCCGCTGGCGCGGGGTAGGTGGCTGACCGATCAGCAGTCCCATCTACGGTGGAGCCTTGCCCAATCAGCGCCCCCGTCGTGTCGTGCGGAACCGGCCCCGGTGAACGGAACGCCGCGCCAATGACCACCGACCCGGCACCGGCCAGGCTTCCGGTAGTGTCGTGGGGAACAAAGCGTTTTGCCGCACCAGAGATTGTTGATCCAGCCCCGG